TAACTAACTGTTATATTTATATATTTATTCACTTAACTAACTGTTTAATGTGAATAACTTTTATAGATATATGGGTATATATATTTATATTTGATAACTAATAATTTTAATTTAATGTTAATTTGATAAAATAATAGCGATGTGAAGCGACTAAGTGCGATGTTAAAAGCTATTTAGTGGGCTTTTAGGAGTGTCTTGTTTCTTTAGTTTGCTATTATGTTTATTTTATGTGAAATATATATAAAAAATTTTATTTATAGATTTATAGATTTATGGGTATATAAATATATTTTAAGGTTAGTAGTGCTAAAATTACAACAGTTATTTAAAACAAAGGAGATAACATGGTAAAGACAACTGCTATGAATAAGTTGATGACAGGTGCTAAGATTACTGCTAAAGGGTGGGAAGCTGGTAAATATATAGTTATGGACGAAAAAAACGGACAAATCGTTGATAACAATGGTAAAAACTTTAATATAATGACTGCTAAAGAGAAGACTTGGAATTTATACAAAGAACCTGAGCCTGTTCCATCTTCTGCAGACAATAAAGAACTATTAAAAATGATACAAACTCTTACCGATGAAATTAAAGGGCTTAAAGAGTCAGTAAATAGCAAAGAAGCACCTATTGTTGAGGTAGAAAGTGATATTAATAGCACAGATGTAGCTTATGAAGTTGTTGATAATATAGGCGATGAAATAAAAAAAGCTATAAAAGAGAATATGCCACAAGAAGATAAAAATGAGGAAACAGTTAAACTTTTTTATGGTGTATCAAAGCTTGATGAAATTAGAAAACTATTTAAAGATGAACTTACTAACTGTAAATATAAAAAAGATGTTTTAAAAGCTATAACTAGATTTATACCTTACTGCTGGATGAGTGGTAGAAAAATAAATACTGCTATAAGATACTATACTGACTTAAGAAATGTTATTAAAGAAGTAGGTGGAGAGTATCAAGATTTAGCACTTGATTTATTTATAGTACCAGCTGATGTACATGAACGAGTAAAATCTATTAATACTGTTAAAACTATCAATAAATTAGCAGATAAAGAGACTTTTGAAATTAAAAATATAGAAGAGATAATTGCAACTTTTAAAAATTATGCAACAACATCATTACAACTTGGAGCAGATGCAACAATTGAAGATTTTAAAGCAAAAGGCTTACCTGTAGCAAAACAACAAAAGATACAACAAGCTAGAGCATATATACATACAATCTATTTAGCACTTGTAACAGGTCGTAGAACTACTGAGATTTTAAAATCTCTTGAGATAGTAAATGAAAATGGTAAATGGTATTATAAAGGTGTTGCTAAAAAAGGTTCTCAAGATATGAAAATAGAAGCTTTTAGTCTTGATACTGATTTTAAATTCTTACAACAGTTATTAAATCAACTACGAAAAGACATTGATACATCAAATATGACTAATAAACAAGTCAATAGCAAATATAGTCATATCTTTAATAGAACACTACAAAGACTTACAGGAACAAACTATACATTTCACGATTTACGAGAGATATATGCTGAAATAGCTTATATTAAGCATGGAAGAGTTAATGGTACTGAGAGAGAAGAGCTTGACTTTAAAGCACAAGTGTTAGGACATGAAATTGATGAAGAGAGATTACTTTCTACTGAACACTATATGACTAAAAAGGGAGAGTAGATGAAAATATCAATAATTACAACAGATGGTGGTGCTGGTAAAACAGCTATCGCCTTTGCAATAGCAAAAGACTTTAATTACTTTTTACTAAGTAATGATGATAGTGTTATAGAATCGGCTTATCCTGAAATGGCTAAGATTATGTCAAACCCAAAAGTTATAGATGATACAGTATATGACTTTGGAGGATTTGTAAATGATGGTGTAATTGATATTATCAAACATAGTGATATAGTAATTGTTCCTTGCATAAATGATTTAAACTCAAAAATGAAAGCTATTAAAACTATCAATGAGTTATCAAAATACAATAACAACTTTTTAGTAGTTGCTACAAGACTTGAAGCTAAAAATGATTTTAAGATTATCAGCGAAGCTATTAAAAAGAAATTTGATAATATCTCAATATTACCGCTTAGAAAAACTAAGATTTTTAAAAATGCTCTTGAGTATGGTTTGAGTCCTTTAGAGTTAGTAGCTGAGAGCAAACAACTAGCTTATAGTGGTAGAAATATTATACCTGAGTATAAAGCTGTTCTCAAACATATAATTAATGATGAAAAAACTTATAATGACTTTATAAAATCAAAAGAAAAAAAAGGAGATAAATAATGTTTAATAAAAAACCAAAAATTAGTTTAGATGATGCCTTAGAACAAGATAGCATACATACTTTTGAGGGTGCAGATAGAAAAGCAGAAGCTTTAAAAACTTTAGAAGAGATAAGTAAGAAAGTAGCTGAAAATAAAGAAGTTAAAGCTGGTAGAAAAAGACTTGGTAAATCTGTAGCTAAACATAGAGTTTATTTTTATGTTGATGATGAACAGTTGGAATATTTAGAGAGCTTAACAAGTCGTGAGAGTAGAACTCCATCAGCTGTTGCTAAAAAGATGTTTTTAAGAGATTACGAGATGCATAAGAAAGACTAAAAAATAAAATGGTATTTATATAAAAGGAGGTAAACAGTCGCTCAAGAGAGCAACCATTTACAGATACTAAAAAACTTGGTCGGTCATTTAGTATCTGTATTATATCGAATAATATGGAGAAATAAAATGAGTTATAAAAAAATGAAAGAGATAAGCAAACTAGCAAAAGAAAAAGGAATAAATTTGGAAACGATGTCTGACTTTTTAAAATTTGCTAAAAAACTTAACTACAAAGAGAAATAAATGAATAATATTGGTAAATCAAATATTTGTAAGAATAAAAAAGATATAGTTTAGTAATACAAATATAAAGGATTAAGCTATGGCTTCTCAAAGAGAAATAAGTGATAAAAAAGATTTAATTATTGGATTAGAACAAAATTTAGCAATTGAACAAGCTAAAGGTCTAAATACTAGGTCGACAGAAGAAGAACTCAGAAGACAAAGACAAGAGTTAATAAACTTACAAAGATAATTTCAATGTAATTCCATCACACCCATTTAATTATGGGAGTCTGGAAGCATGGTGAAATTGGTATACACAACTCGTTGCCAACGAGTTGCTCATAATGAGATTGGGGGTTTGAATCCCCCTGCTTAATTTAATAATTCATAATAAATAACTCCACAACCTCCTTTTTTCTACCATGAACATTCTTACCTAAAGTATATTCAAACTTTTCACTCGTAACTATACGAAAATCAGCATATATCTCCCTCACAAACTCACAATCATTATAAGATAATAGAAACTTACCCTTAATAGCTTTTAAAGCCATATATAGCCGTTTATGGTCATCTATATCAAAAGTCTTTTTATTTTTGTAGTATGACTCAGTTCCTACATAAGGTGGGTCGCAATAGAAAAAGGCATCATCTCTGTCATAATTCAATATTAACTTTTCAAAATCCATATTTTCAATAGTGACCATCTTGAGTCTTTTTGACCACTTAAAAAAACTTTTATAGATATTTTTAGGTTTTCTACTCTTACATGACATTGCAAAATTATCACCTTTACTACCAAAACTCATTTGTAGCTGATAGAAATAAAACGATGCTCTTTCAATATCATTTCTAGGTTTTAATCTTTTGAATTTAATATTTGAAAATATCTCACGACTTATTAACAAATCATTTAAGTAGCTTTGTAATTGCATAGGATTACTTCTAATGCACCGATGAAGATTTATTAAATCACTATTAAAATCATTTGCAACCTCTCTATATTTTCCATGTATAGGAAGTTCCTTTGCATAAAGTACATTTAATGCACCACCAAAGACCTCCACATATAAGTTATGCTCACTTGGTATTAAAGCGACTATTTGTTTTGCTAGTTTAGATTTGCCACCAACCCAGCCATGAGGTGGTTTTAATGTAGTAGTTTTCAATTTTAAGCCCTCTTATAATTTAGATTATACATAATTTAATTATGTATTTGATATTATTTCAACTCAGAGAGTGGGGCTTCAATTCGCACTCTCTGTCTTATCCTTTTGATTAATTACTTTTCAAATTCTACATCAGAAGTCCAACCTCCTGTAGGTGTAAAATTGTGTTTTACACTTTTTATTGAATAAATACCATCATCTTCATTATGAATAGTATTGATAAGTTTCAAATTTGCTCCAGCATATATTTCAGCTCCAGTCATTGTAAAATTACCTGTAATAATTCCTTTATTGACTAATGATAATTTTGCTTGAGCTTTGATAGTTGCATCAGCTTCATTTTTAAATGTTCCTGTTAAAGAGAAAATAGGTTTATCATCTCCTACAACAACTGTTTTAGCTTTATTTTCTTTAGTATCATGCCATTTTGCTTCACAGCTCTTATAAAATAATTTATTAGAGTATTTAACAGATAAATTTTCAACTTGAGATGCATCTACTTCAAATATTGGTAAATCTTTATTGATTGCATTATTATCATTTTTCTTTATAAAAATAAGGGTATTATTTTTAATACTAAAAAGTGCATTATAAGTATCTGCTAGTCTCGTTAAAAAGTTTAAATCACTTTCATTTGTTTGTAGTTGATTTTCTACAATACAATCATCAAAATCACTTTTAAGCTTCAAGTTATGAGCTGTTGCAATTGTAGAGCATATACTTTTTAAAGTAGTGTTTTCAAAAGTTGCACTTTTCTTTTGTTTTAGTTCTAAAGAAAAATCAACACCTGTAGCAGTTATATTTAACAAATAATTTCTTATTCTTGTTGATGTTTGAATATTAAAAGTACCAGCAAAAAATAAAGCTTCATTTTCATATCCAAAAGAAAGTTTTAATTTATCATCTTTATTTGGTCTTTTAAATTCTCCACCATCAATTTTAATAGCTATACTATCTGATTGTGTACCAGCATTATCTATAAAAGATATACTTAAAATATTATTTTTTAATTGTTCTGTTACATCTTTATCATTAGCTTCTAAAAGAAAAATTGCTTTTTTTACCATAGTGCTTTACCTGTATTTACTTTTGCTTTTTTATTTATTGTCGGAAGATACACTTTATCTCCAGCTGACAATACTAACTTCCCTAATAAATGATTATTAAACTGCATAACATTTTCTAGTACAGTTATATCTTTGTAATTTTTATAAACTATTTTATCAAGCCTATCGCCATCATTTGCTATGTAAAAATCCATTAAAACACCCTTTTCATTGCAATATTAAATGATTGAGTTGTAAAAGTACCATCAGGCATAAATTTATCTTTACCTTGAGTTATTTGAGTAACAATTACTTTAAAATTATGCTCTATTGTAGTAAATTGCATAGGTTCTTTTAAAATTGATTTATCTATTAAACTTTGAAGCTTATCAGTTCTTTTTGCAACCAATAAGCCTTTTAATTTTAACTCATGAGAATATGCACCAACTTTTTGAAATGATGTGTGAGCATTTATTTTTTTATGCTCTGCAAAATCAAAAGTAAAAGTTTCGTCTAATTGTTTAAACTCATTTTCATGCATAATAAAAGCAAAATCATCTAATTTAGCAAGTGCCATATTTATACCTGCACTAACTCAAAATGTGGAAGATCATCAAACGACTGGTCTTGAAATTCTTTATCTGCATCCCAATCGCCACCCCATCTTAATTTATGAGTTATGATACCAGCTTCAAAAAGTACCTCACTTGCTTGAAACATATAACCAGCTAGAAGATAAAATCTAGCTCTTGCTTTTGTATCATTGTGAAAATCAATAGGGTAAGGTGCTATATCTATTGCTAGACTTGGTAAGCTTTGATGTTTTGATTTCTGATTGATACCGTCTAATTTACTTCTACCTGTATTAAAATACTTTTGTTGTTGTTCTAATGAACGAGTACCCTCTAAGACAGAAAAATCATAACTTTTTATAACTTCATTACAAATTGCAACTAAATCTTTATGACAAGTATTTAATCGCTCTTGAGATTTTTTTCCAAACTTTGGCATTATTTAATCCCCCATATTCCTCTTTTATTATCTTTAGCTTGAAACTCAGCATCCAATAACTTTTTTTTCCATTCATTGCTAAGGGGAGAATTACGATAAAAAGTTGCATAACCTCTATAAACTAAACCATAATTAAAACCTTTTATCCAAACTAAAGTCCGACCATAATAATCTTTTCCAAAAGTAGCAAATTGAACTTTTTTATAATTTAAAGTTCTCATAGCATAACCTTTTGCACTTTTGCCATAAGCTAAAATTGTTTCAGGTTTTGTATGAAATTGTTTAGCTTGTTTATAAAGCTTTTTGTTTTTATAACTCTCAAGAGTATCAACTCCAACTAGCCTAACCTTTTTTTTGATGCCATTGATTGTTAAAACCATTGTATCTCCATCAACTACTCTTTTGATAGTACCTGACTGCCATTCATTACCTAATAGTATTATTGGTAATACTAAAATTGCTAAAATTAAAAACATTTTTTTCATGCTATATCCCTTAATTGTGTATCTTGTTGTTCTGATTGAATATCCCTCAATATTTGTTCTATTTGAGTTCTAAAACCTTGTTCATCTATCTTACCATCTGTGGCAGTTATTGTTATACCTCCATTAAAATTAAAAGTTTGACTAACTGTCTTTTGAGAATTACCTCCTGTAGAAGAAGAATCATATTTATTGGTTACTTCATTAAAACTTGGTGGTACAGTATAATTTGGTTTTGCAATAACTCCACTTGTATTACTGTTATTTACTATATCAATACTTGAACATTTAACATTATTTGCTGGAGAATTAATTGTTTTAACATTGGTTGTTGATGCAGTAGATTTATCAGAACCAAAACTAAACCACTTACTAAAAAAAGATTGCTCCTCTTTTTTAGTAGATACTGTTGTATCTTTTATATTTGAATTATTAACTGCAGTTGATGTAATAGATTTATTTATTGTTGGTGTCTCTAAATTACTATTTACAATACTTTTAGTTGTAACAGGTGCAACTACTGCATTTTCATTTGTAGTTTGATTTGATATAAGGCTTTTTGAGTTATCTATTACTAAATTTTCTTTGAATGTAGGACTATTTACTGCATCTGTAGAAACTGTTGTAAGTGATTGATTTGTAGCCGTTTTAGAGGTATGATTTACAATATTATTAGTAACTGGTTGAACCTGAGTAATAGTTTTATCAACTGTTTTCTCATTTTCATCAGAACCAAAACTAAACCACTTACTAAAAAAAGATTGCTCCTCTTTTTTAGTAGTTGATAATGTAGTTTTATAATCTGTATTATTGGCTGGTTTTGTAATTGTTTTTATTTTTGTATCAGTTGCTTTTTTAGGTTCATCTCCAAAACCTAAAAATGAAGCTACACCATCTACAATTAAAGCAACTGAACCTATTGCAGTTCTTATTAATTCCACAACAGTTAGTATAGGAGTTGTTATAGCTGTAAAAACTCCACCAATAACCCATCCAACACCTTTAGCTATCATCCCTAAAGTTTTAAATCCACCAAATAAACCACCTATTGCCATCAACAAGCCACCTATTGGTCTTGCTATTTGCATAATTGAACTACCGATGCCTACAAAAGCATTTTTAAATGCTCCAGCTAATGGCATAACTACATCAGAAATACCACCAAATAAACCATTTATTGAAGTTTTAAATCCATCAAATTTATTATAAAGATAATATCCAGCAGCACCAACTGCCATAATACCACCAACAATAAGAGTTATAGGGCTTGATAATAATGCTAATCCACTACCAACTGCTCCAGCCATAAAACCAAAACCAGCTAATGCAACACTACCAAGTATAAAAGCTGTACCAAGTCCAAAAACCCACTTAGAAGCATTTGGAAAATCTTTTGTAAATGTAGCAACTGAACCAGCTACACTTGTAAATCCTTGTGTAATAGTTCTAATCGTTGGAAGTAGTCCAGTAGTGGCTGAGATACTAAGCCCCTCCATTGCTGAACCTAAAATCTTAAATTGTCCAGCTGTTGTAGCCAATTGAATTTCTGCTATTTTTTTTGCTGAACCTTTATAATTTTTTTCAATCTCATCAAAATATTTAGATAATCTACCATCTCCAGCAAAATCAATCAATTTAGAAGATGCAGTTTTAGCTTCAAGTCCAAATATTTTAGACATATATCCTATTTGGTCTGCACTTCCTAAACCTTTTGTTGCTTTAGAAACTTCTGCTAATAAAATAGGAAGTCTTTTTAAGTTACCAACGGAATCCTTTGTTTCAATACCTAAAGCTTGTAAAGCTTTTTTTGCTTCTGTAGGTGGTGCTGATAATCTTGATACCATTGTTCTCATAGCAGTACCACTTTGTGAAGCTTGAATACCTATATTTCCTAAAAGTCCAGCCATTGCTGCAGTTTCTTGTAAACTTAATCCTGCTTTCCTTGCATCAGGTGCTACATATTTCATTGTTTCACCAAGCATTTGAACATCAACATTAGCACTTGTTATTACTTTTGCCATAGTATCTGCAGTATATTGCATAGCTAATAAACCATCAACTGTATCAGTTGCTTTTAAATCAAAACCACCCATAATATTAGAAGCGATATCTGCTGTTGTTGCTAAATCTGTTGCTCCTGCTGTTGCTAAACTTAAAAGACTTGGCATCGCTGATATAGTTTCATTAGTTTTAAATCCAGCCTGTGATAAAAATTGCATACCATCTGCAACTTGACTAGCAGACCACTCTGTTGCAGCACCTAGTTTTAAAGCAGTATTATTTAAAGATTTAAACTCTTGATTAGTGGCACCACTTAAAGCTTTAACTCTAGCCATACTACTTTCAAATTCAATGCTTGATTTAAAAGGTAATGTCATAATAGTTGCTACTGTTACTGCTCCTACTACTGTTGAAGTTGCTGCATGTTGTTGTGGCTTTTGCCGTGGAGTTTTAATTTTACTTGTAAAAAAAGAAGCTCTTTTAGCTGATCTCTCTATTGCATTTAAATCTTTCCGAGTTTCCATTAACTCAGTGCGATTTACATTAATTTTAATTGGATTTTTAGAGATGAAACTTGCTTTTGCAGATAATTTAGTTAAATGATTATCTAATGTTTTTACATTTTTGTTAAGTATTCCAAACTTTGTAGCTTGTAATAAATTTGCTTTTGTTACTTTTGTAGCATAGGTATGAATACCTTTTATACTTGCTTGGAGGAAAGATGAACCCTTAATCGCTGGGTTCCATACCATGTTGAGACTTACAGCTCCTATTGACATTTATTCTAACCCTCTCATTTTTAATTTCATTTCATGTATCTTAATTGCTTGAGAGTGATACTGTAACCATGTATCAACTTTCATAACTTTTTGCTCTGAAATATTTATATGAAGATAATGAGCTATAAAGCTACTACCCTCAATAAATGTACCTGTTTCTATTCCAAAAAAGAGTTATAAGCCTCTGCTATTTTTTGACCATCTTTTGAACTAATTTGTTTTAACTCATCTAAAGTTAAATCACATAAATTAGCAAACAAAGTTATTTGAACTAAACTCTCTTTAGGTGCTGTTTCTTGAGCATTTATCTCATCGCCAACTGTTGGTTCTCTCATTGTAATGGTATCTGTCATTGCACCACCATTTAAAGAATACTCTCTACTGAATTTAATTGTTTTTGTATTTGTATTTTTTGACATCTTATTTCCTAATTTATATTATTTTTTGTAAAAGCCTATAGAAAAGAATATAGGCTTTTGTGATAGCTTATGAGTTAGCTATTCTATCTCTTACATTATCTGAAGCATCCCATTTAGGTACTTTTTTCTCAGGATAATCTTCATTTTGCTTAGTAGCTGGGTTGTATCTAGTTCTAGCTTTTTGCACTCTAACTTCAAAAGTTCCGAAGTTTCTCATTTTAACTTCCTCACCAGCTTCTAATCTCTCTATAACAATATCTTCAAACATATCTAACATTTCGCCTGTATGCTCTATTGATATATTGATACCTTTTGCTTCAGCTCTCGTTTTTAGTTCGTGAGCCATCTCATTTTCTGTAAATGTTGCTTTTGCCATAACATCTCCTTGTTATTAAAAAATTTTAATGGTCTTACATCTCAC